CACCTACTCACTCGGTACTTTACCGTGCTAATATCTTATCCGTCATCTTTGTGACCATTGGTCTCAGTCTTATTCAAATAGGACTTCATCAATGTAATGAAGGTGACAACTGAGGTAAATGCAGCCATCACGGCTGTACGCACGTGCCGACTGAAAGCCGACAATCGTGTTGGAGTTGGTTTATGACCAACCTCTGGCCGAGAGTCACGTTCGGATATGACCCGTGGATACTTCTGACTTTGTTCCATAACATAGTCATGGAATTGAAAATCAGGGTTTTCGAGATTGGAGTTAGAGTGGAGAATTAACCACTGTAATTCGAGCTTGGAAGCTCTATTATCAGGGGTGCCACCTCTTAACTGAGGGCGTACCTTCAAGCTAAAATGCATAGGCGGTTCTTTTAACGAATTGCCAAAAGCTCTGAAGCTTACTGACAACTCTCTTTTCCTCTCTATATATGGCATGTCTCGTACTACAACAGAATCGTAGCACGCACCAGATTTCCTATGAAACGTGGCGTAGGTTATATCAGGAATAGGTTCACGCCGTTCAGGCATGAGCATGGACTGATATTGACTGCCATCCAAAGATACATCACTATCCCACACCATTCCTAATCCTTTAGGAGGGGGTAACGAAGCCAGCAACTTTACTTTCTCGCGAAAGCGAGCCGGCACAAGGTTAATTGCCTTATCACCATAACGCCAAAGAAGATCCAGTGGATTACGGGTCGAAAACAACAAGCGATTTACTTTGGGGAATTTCCAACTTCTCACCAGCCCGTCTATCGTTACTAAACGAGAGGCGAATTCCGTCAGATGTGAAGAACATATAGTCTTTTCTACTGAAACATCGCATCCCCAGACGGTGTCTAGGAATTGAGCATAGGCTTCTGCTAAATGTTCAGTGACTATCACATCGTCACCTAAGACCACAAAATGGTCATTGTCCAACCCGAGTTCCGAAGCTAAATGGCTCAGGCGAAGGCCGTGCGTTATTGAAAACAACGCAAAACTAGGACCAAGTCCTAGCGGTTGGCCTTTTGTCCAGGTCAAGTACTCCTGACTATTCCCAGGTCCAAACAGGACCCAGGACCCGCGAGCTATAGATATAAACAAATCTATAGTGGCCATGTATTCCTCATACAGAGGGCTACTTTCCGGCGGGGCCAGGTGTTTAAGGAGTGCAACCTGGTCGTCCAGTGGCATTGTGTCACTGGCGTTGGCTAGATCAAAAGCAAAAAGTTTGATTCCAGCTGCCAGCTTAGCTTCTGCCCATCGCACCCCTCTACTCTGATCATAGGTACAATCCCAAGACAGGATTGTCCTTGACACTTCCATAAGCCAATTCTTGAGCTTTGAAAGCGCCACCTGATACATTCGTAATGGGTTGGCGACTGCACGCAGTTTCATTCCGCGCTCTTGGATAAAACCTATAGACCCAACAATAAGTTCGGTCTTCATCCGTTTTATCAACAAGGAGTAGTTATGTTTCCTCATCGACAAAAGGACTTTTTGGCTATTATCAATAGCGCCAAAGGCTGAACGTACATCGAGAACGGATTTTACTATCCCAGCTTTCTTGCATACTGCAACGAAACGCTTCGATTTCAGAAGAGTATTACCCGAAATAATAAAATCGCGTATATGATCCGAAGTTGCTAAGGAGTTCTCGTAAACGGTAGTAATCTTTCCAAAGCCATCTTTCGATGGTCGAAAGGTACAAACACGTTTATTCGCGGAACTTACCCAGTGGTCGATACGATCGTAACGGGCATTACGCCACAACGACCGCATCAGATACCGCAAAATGGGATCGACCTTCCAAGGTGGAAGGTCACCACAGGGCCGGGGTTCCCGGACAGCTGTTAAAAACTTAGACAGCTGCTTTTGGGAAGGCGTCCCCAGCCGGATGTAGGCAGTGTATAATTGCAACACCGTCATCATCTTATTCACAACTTTGTAGGTAAAACCTACGGTCCACAAAGCTCCAAAAGAGCCTCGTGGACTCCCATCCTGCCGGCAGTTAACGCCTTTAGAACGGGGTAACCGAAACTCAACGTTACCCGCGTAATGCTGCAAGTAAAGTTGTTTGATAGATTTTATTCTATCTACGGTCCACTCTGGACCCGACATATGCTCCCATTTTCTCAAATCCTTAAGGATAGGAACAGAAATATTATGTGGGATCTCTAGTGTATCAAGGATGCGGAAGATATTAGTTGTGCTTATAACTGAATAAGTGGACTTATCCGTCATAGACCTAAGCCTCATTTGTAGGTGAAATGGTGTAGGACAGCATCAACTGTTAACAGTTGTTGTAACAAGCCATCAGATGAACTGAGAGCACCGGTGTTACCCGGAGGTTTGGGCCCGCAAGGG